CCTGCGATAACAGAACTGATTGCCTGCTGACACCGATTGCGTGAGCAACGTGTAGTCATCTGATGGGTTTGTGATCGTGATGCCCAGATAGGTCATTACATCGGCGGCGCTTACCCATGTGCAAACAGGGTCATTGGCAACAGTTCCAGACGCGGCGACACGTTCGACATCGCTTGCGGTCTTGGCGTAAAGCACCTGATCGGCAATTGGCACCTGATAGTCGTAAAGCAGATCGCCTTGGGTATCAATGCCCAAAAACAAATACTGTGGCAATGCGCGCACCGAGTAAGTGCCGTTGAATGTTGCGTCAACTCCAGCGACCGTGATTGAACTGCCGACTGCAATTTCCGAGGGGGTCAGTAATTGCAGTACGGCAAAGTTGTCAATCAGGTACTTGTTAGTAACTGTGTAAGTAGCCATGGCGGTTAAGCCGCCTTTCTACTAAGCCTGGGTGATCTTGCGAATCATGCCACCGATTGCAGCAAAGGTGCTGACGTATCCATGGAATGAGAATTGACGACCCAAAACTGACGGCTGTTCAACGCTCATGAGGCCACGGATTGATTCGTAGAACTCGAATGCGTCGCCTTGGCCTTGACCAACACGGGTAATAATCATGGTCTTGGCAGCGAAGTTGCTGTCAACTACCAATTCAAGACCGATTGGGTTGCCGTTCCATGAAGATGCGCTTGAGTTTCCAAGTGCGTTCTGACCGGTGAGGCCTGCTCCGATGAATGGGAACAATGGGCGCTTGCTTGAGTCAACGAGTTGTCCGAGTTGTGACCATACGTCAACGGAAACAAACATGTGTGTTGGCATCCAGTTGCGACCGCTTGACACGTCATTGGCTGCATCGTAAACGGATTTCAGGAAATCTTCTGGAGTTCCGTCCCATACGCCCGACGAGTTTGCTGCGGCAAGCAGGTTGTCTGCTGCAAGGTTGTCTGACGCAATCATGTATTCGCCCATGAGGTCATTCAAAATCAACTGCATTGCAGAAGGTGACGTAAAGTCAATGTCCTGTACTGACAAAGTGACTTGTCCAGCCAACGTAGTTTTTGCCACCGAATTCGAGGCAATGACCATTGTGGTTGCTGATACTGCGCCAAGTTCGTTTGCCTGTGATGCAACGCTGGTGTGCGTGGTGATCGTTGGACGAATGAAAGTTTTTTGCTGACCGTTATCTGGATACGCGCGTGCTCCGAGCGCTTCCACCGTAGGCCTGATGAAGTTCAGATCTTGCACCAATGGCCCGAGCACCGGAACAGGCAAGAGGCCTAAAGTGTCCGTGGTAAGCACGTCACCTGCAGCTGCTTGCAATGCTGTTTTCTTTGATGCTGTGTATTCAGCAACAGCCTTGTTCATGTTTGCAAACGTGTCGCCACCAATGTGGTAAGCGGCCATAAACTCGCCTGCGGTTGGCAAAACAAATTCTTTTTTGGCTTGTGCGAAAATTGGTGCGGTTGGGATTGTTGCCTCAACTGCTGGTGCGGTTACTTCTGACATGGGTTCTATCTCCTGTTCTGGGACTACTTCTTCATTTAACACTACTTCTTCTGGCTCTTGGTGGATACTCGCAGCGACGCTAACAATGTTGGCCATGTCACCGAATGCGCCGATAGGCACTAGGGACAATTCTTGCCACGATGCTTCTTCAATGATCATCGTTCCTGCTTCGTCGTATGAGAACTTGACTGGATTTACCCCGACCGAGACTTGATCAATAGTGCCGTCCATTGCCATAACCAAAGCGTCGTTACCAAGGCTGGTTGCGCTGATCTTGGCGCTAAACATCATTCCCTGTTCGGTGTCCACGCGCTCGGTAACAACACCAACTGGCATGCTTGCGTCGTGGTACATGAACAGGCGCGGTGCTTTGCCCTCGACTGGCAATGAGCCTGGACGGAAGATCACAGCTGTGCCGTCCGAAACTGTTGCCGGCACGTTGTAGGGAACGGCGGTTCCGCTGATTGTGCGTCGTGGTGCGTCGCCTTTGGCGGCGTCAAGTGTGAACTCTCCTGCGATTAGTTTAATCATCGGCTTGCTATCTCCTCTTGAGTGTTTTCTCTAACAATTACTTCTTCATCGTCCATGCGATCGGCCATAAAGTTTTCTTCTAGGTATTCATCGGCGTCAAACTCAACGTATGTTCCGCGCGGTAGCACATTGTCCATTGACAATGCGCCAGCAATTGCGTCGGCATACAATTTCACGCCAAACAAGTACAGGTCTGCGCGCGCCTGCTGACTTGATTGATAAGAGTACGAGCCAACGGAACATCCAACGAGGTACGGCGGCGTATTCGCGAGCCTTGACATTTCAAGCGACTGGTATTGCGATGCTTCAATTAGGAGCATTTTGTCAGGCGTGCTGTTTGTTTCTGTGTATGTCAAATACTCGTTAAGCGCTGCAGTCTGATTTGTTGCTCGCGCCGCGTTAAACGCAGATGCCAGATCAGCAAGTTCTTGCGCGCTAAGTGGTTCGCCACCAGTTTGCTTTAGTACGCCGGCAGGAATGCTTGACGATGCGTTGCGATTGCGCGCAGCTTCTAATTTCAGCGCGGTTTCAATTGCACCAGGTGCCGAGTAGATCAGGCCTTGCGCTGGAGACAAGAATTGCACAAGGTTTGTTGGGTCAATTTCTCCACCTTGAAAATACACCTGTTTTGATGGAGCAAACCACACAGGCCCAGCCATGTCGGTTGTCGTAATTGAGCCTGCAGGCAGTCGAGTAAACGCAGCGGGATGGCCCGAAGCATACCTCTCCGTGATGTACCAAAAAGCCCGACCGAACATCATCAGATCGTCCAGCGTCCATGACATAAGAAACTGAAAACTTACATTTGGGTCTGGTCTGCGAATCCAAGAACGTGGCTCGATATAAACCTTTGTCATTTCTTCTTCGTTAGCATCCCAAACTTCGTTGTACATTCGCAATGGCATTGAGCCAATAACAGATGCCATGAGATCGCGCGCACGGTTAATTGTTGGGACGCTGATCGCCGCGTTACGCGCTTCGCCTTCGCGGTACGTGTAGTACTGGCCGATCATGTTCACGCCCACATTGGACGATGAATAACCAGGTGCGAAACCGCCAGCCGCAGCCGCCTTGCTAGGCGCTGGGCTTATCGCTGCTTTGCGTGTTTTGTTAAAGATCGCCATAGTCCTACTTTGTCACATTGGTGGCAACCGCGCATGACTTATCCGATTCCGACAAAAGGCAAGGTGCGCGGTCGCCGCGTTTATCTTAGTTATTTACCGCAACAAGCATGGGTTTTCCGCTGTTAACTGGACGGGCACACATGCCAATTCCCCAGACCATTGTTCGCGCCAATTCGATCGGCCCAGGTGATCGTTTGCTTGATAGCACGATGGTGTTGTCGGTGCGAACAGCAACGGCGCGCTGGACATGTTCGGCAAGCAATTTTTCGCCTGTGTGCAGTAGTCGCGCTTCGGCAATCATGTTTTTGGCTAACGGTGTGAACCGTCCTAATTCTGCGTAGCCGACCACGACCCTGCGGCGCTCGATGTTCGGTGGGCAAGTTGCGTCCACGGTTGGCGACAACGCAAACCTGATCGTGGGGTCTTTGGCAAGTTCCTGCACGTTTTCCCACAGCTCTGTAATTGACTCGGCAATGAACGCCACGGTGACAAGCACCCGACCGTCTGACAAGTTGACGCATCTGGTCGCGCTGTATCGGGAATCGTCCAGCGAAGACTCAATCGCCACGACCCCACCGCTAGGAATGTCCCCCTTGTATTCCAACGACGGCCAACGCCCTGGCTCAATCCAACCGCGCACAACACTCACCCAAAGGTTAAGACTGGCCCGTAAGAAACTTGCCCGATCAGGATTAGTTGACTCTTGCCTAATGGTGTCCATGTCCAACGTGTAACCAAGCGCAGGATTACCCCACGCCCAGGACGCAGGATGCAGCGGGTCAAGGCTTGGGTCGGGCGACCACTCGGCCATGTACATCGTGGACGGTGTTCCTTTGTCAATTGCTCGAATGCCCGCTTCTCTCCAGCGCGCGAACAACACCGATTCCTCGGTACCAGCTGTGCTGAAGAAACACGCCAAAGGATTTTTGCGCGCGCGCTGTGCCGGCAACAAACCACCTTCAACCGAGTCAGGGTTGACGTCAAATAATTCGTCCACCACGACTAGGTCAATGCTCATGCCGTGGCCTTGGTTTGGCTTCAATGCTTTGACCCACCACTTGCTGCCGTCTGGCATCGTGGCCTGATAACGGCCGTACGACTTAACGATCTTGGCGCCGTAGTACTCCTCAAGGATTGGTGCCAGATCATCAAACAACAAGCAAGCCAAATCCAATCGGTGCGCGCCAGAAACGACGGTCTGCTTACCGCCTCGAATCTTTGGCATTTCCACAAGCCAAAACAAGATCAACGCTTGGATGATTGTGGTCTTGCCGTTCTGACGTGCGACCGACACAAGGCTCGAGCGATGCACAAACTTGTTATCGGCGTCAACAGCCAGCATCCCTTCAAGAGCATGTATTTGCCAAGGCATCAAATCAATCTGCAGCACCTTCTTAGCCATGTCCCCCACAAGTCCAGCTAGTGAGCCGGCATGGTCTGGGATGATCGTTTCCAGTCTCGGCCGATCATGGCCAGTTGGCGCTGGTTCAGGCTGATCTTGGCTGGTGGCGACAAAATGATGGA